TGTTTTTCCTTCTCTGAATCGTTCATAAATTTCTTGTTCTTCTCTGTCCTCATCTGTTACAATATGGTTTGTATGTTCTTCCAGTTCTCGTAGCTCTGACATTGTTTTAAGCCCTAACATATCGAATTTTGTACAGTTAATATGCTCTAAATCATTAAGGTCATAACTACTGCTAAACATATCCCCTTTTCGGATTACTGCTGTATAATTGGATATGTCAGAACCCACTACTGCAACCCCTGCGGCATGTTTTCCTAAATACCTTATCTTTCCAAACAACTTGGAAAAGTGTTTCATAATATTGTCATACTGGCTGTTATATTCTTCTGTTCTTTCATCTTCCAGAAGTAATTGCATATTCAGTCTACCATCTTCTTCATATTCTCGTATGAAGTGTTTGATTTCTGCAGCAACCTTTTTGTTTTGTTCCTTGTCATATTCATCCAATTCCTTACCGCTTGTAGGTAAACCACATACCCCTGCAAGGTCATTTATAAGGTTATCAATCTTATATTCTCCATAAGAACAAATCTGTACCGCCTGTCCTTTGTACTTGTTCACAACATAATCAATTACGTCCTGTCGTCTATCTGTTTCAAAGTCAACATCTATATCTGGCAATTTCTTCTTTTCCTTACGCATGAATCGGCTGAAATCCAGATTATACTTGATACTATCTACATCCGTTATCCCAATCGCATATGCTACCAGACAATTACACGCTGACCCTCTACCCGGTCCAACCGCTATGCCATGTTCTCTCGCCCAGTTTACATAGTCCTGTACCATGAGGAAATAATCATCAAATCCATGATAATGTATCACATCAAGTTCTTGTTTGCATCTTTCAATATATTCTCGTTTGTTCTTTCCTCGTTTCTTCAACCCTAGTTGCACCATCTTACGCAATACTGTTTCGCTTGACTCTCCGTTTGTTTCAATCTTTGGTAATACTAGCTCGCACTGTGAAAGAATATCATCTTCTACACTGTCCTGTAATTGTTTGAGATTGTCAACAAACATTTCTGCAACCTTAAAGGCATCCTTAAACTTATTCTTATATGTCTTTGCAAATCGTTCTTCTATCTCATATTCGCTTGGCATATATCTTTCTGAATATGTGTTCTTTACATCAAGTGTTGTTTTCCCGATTTCGTGCATCTTACAATAGGTGTCAAAATCTTCTTTGCTTCCAAAATGACTGTCTGATGTCAATATACACTTGATTTTCCGTTCCCTTGCTAACTTCATCAAAACATAATCTGTTTTCTGTTGTGTTCCCTTCTTATCAATCTTGTATGGCTGAATCTCCACATACAGATTGTCTCCAAAAATATCCTTGAACTTGTCAAGCAACTTTCCTGCTGTTTCAACATTACCATTCACAATCGCTTGGCTTGTTGCTGATGCAATACAAGCAGTAGAACATATCAACCCATCTGCATACTTCTCCAATAATCCAAAATCAACAATTGGTTTGTAATAGAATTGTTCTACATTTGCTTCTGTCATAATGTGACACAAGTTTTCATATCCTGTTTTGTTTTGTGCAAACAAACACAAATGGTAAGACTTTCTCTGTGGATTCTTTTTGTTAAACTTTGGTTGGAAATAAACTTCACACCCTAATATTGGTTTGATTCCTACCTCCTTACACGCCAACCAGTGTTGCACCAATCCTGTTATGTTTCCATGATTGCTCAACCCTAATGCTGTATATCCCAATTCCTTTGCCCTTCTCGCTAATTCAATTGGTTTTCCGAATCCATCAAAGAAAGAAGTTTCGTCATGTCTGTGTAAATCAAAATAATTACCCACTTCTGTTGTTCTCCTTCCTTACTCCTTTATTATAACAAAAGGGCTGACATTTTGTCAACCCCTAATTGTTCTTGTTTGTTCTAATCTTCCCAATCGTCATCGGAATCTTCATCATCCCAATCGTCAGAATCTTCCTCGTCTGCTTCTTCCAGAAGGTCAATATAATATTCTTTTGTTTTCTTTGGCTTGCACTCAATGTCTCTGTCCTTACACAACTGGAACAACTCTTTTGCTGTCATACTCTCATAGTCCTGTTCTTCCTCTTCATCATCCCAATCGTCATTGTCGTCCTCTGGCTCATTCATCTTTCCTTTTATCGGCTTATTGTTTGACTTTGCACCCTTCTTTTTGTTTCTCTTCGGTGTTTCATCCTCGTCCTCAAAATCTTCGGAATTGTCCGCAGGATAAGCCTTGTCAATACATTTCAGCATTGCCTGCTCGGACATTGGTTTTACTTTTGTGTTTCGGAACTTCATCTTTTCCAGAGGAATCACACTGTATGTTGTGTTCTGTCCTTTTCCGATTCTCTTAATCTCATAATCTCTGTCACACAATGTTCCATAACTTTCATACAGAGAAGCAAGCACAGGAACAGGGGAGCAATTGTTTACCGCCGCCATGAGCAGTTTAACTTCCTTGCTTTCATAATCATATACGCTCCACACATACATGTTTCTTGTCCGTAAATCCTCATTCTCGCAATACTCGCAATCCCTTCCAAACACTTCTTGGCATGGAACATTGATTCCCAACTGGAAACTGTCATGGAAAGATACTTCAAGTCCATCTTCCATATCGGTGAGGAATCTTACTCTTACCTTGCTGTCCTCTTTGAAAAACAAAAACTTGCCTTTGCTTGTTCCACTTTTCTTAATCTCATTCTTGATGTTTGCTAATTTGATTTTTCCCATTGTTTTGTTCTTCCTTTCTTGTTTGTTTTACTTTTTGTTGAATTGAATGTCGAACCCATCCAGACGAATTGCACAAAACTCTTTCGGGTTAATCATATACCCACCAAAAGATATGTATGCTGTTGTTCCTTGATAGTAACAATTCTTTACAACCTGTTCAATCTGTTCAATTGTTTCTTTCTGTACTTCCTTCGCTTCTCTTGCTAGTTCCTTCATCAATTCTTTATCAAACTCTGTTTTGTCAAGTTCTCTTGCAAATCCTATCACTTGTGTATATTCCTTGCACAACTCTTTGTACTCTTGACTATCTTCATTATAACTCTGTTCTATTACCTTGTCAATCCGTAATTCCTTCATGGTCTGTGCATGGAACAGCGTCATTCCCATCTTCAACTTAAAACTAACTGTCACGTTTATAAGCCCTCCTTGTCCGTCTGATTGCCATTTTTAACTCTTGTTCCGACATTTCCCCAGCGTCCTTGATTCCATCTGGATATGCGAACCTTATCACATGAAAAAACTGTTTCAAATACTCTGTACCCTTGTTTCCTGCCTTGTCATTGTCCAGAGCAGACACCACTGTTGTTACGCCTTTATCTTTCAACTTCTTTACCTGTTCATCTGATATGTGCCAACCCAGAATCGCAACAACATTCTTTATGTGTCCTCTTGTTCTCAAACTAAGGTAATCCATGAACCCTTCGCAAACAAACACCACTTTGTTTTGTTCATATGTTCCACACAAGGTATCTCGTTTTCTAAAACCATCATTGTATAAATACTTGCGCTTTTTTTCAACATACTTGTTCATGGTTCTGCCAACCCATCCTTTGAACTCCCCATTGTCTAATATTGGGAACAAAAACGGATAAGCAATATTATAGTTTGTTTTACAATGTGCAATATTCAATGCTCTTTCATCAAATCCCCTTCGTTTCATATACTGTAAAACTTCATGTTCTTCTTTTGTATGTATGTCATTCCAATCAACAGTTCGTAATCCATAATAATAGTCATGCGCTTCATTCAAGGCTTGCTTGTTCTGTAATCTTCTTTTCTTTCTGTACTTCACATTTAATGTTTTGACTTCATCACTGTTCAATATTTGTTCCAACAAAACACACGCTTGTAACTCATTTAATTCTGGATGTACCTTCTTCACAAAGTCTAGGGCATTTCCCTTTGCTTCACATCCAAAACAGAAGAAAGAACCATCTGTTAGGCACACCCTCATGGAAGGGTTTATGTCCTCATGGAAAGGACAAATGATGTTAAAATCAGAGCTTACGACATCTGCAATCAATCCATAATAGATAAACACTTTTGCTAGTTCTTTCCCTCCATATTCTCTCGTCATGTTACCTCTTTAACTCTGTGATTCTGATGTATGGCTCTCCCATCTTCACAGTGTAACAACCTTCTATGTCTTTTGTTTTCAATGCCCCTGTTTCATAGTAGGTGTCAAGTTTTGTTTCATCAAGTTCCTCTGCCACATCAATGAACTTTTTGAACTTCTTTGGGTCAACTCCGCATGTTTTTAAATACCGAATCAATCCCTGCATATCATTTACTGTATATGTTTTGTTCACAACCTCACTGTATATGTCTTTCCCAACCTTCTTTTTTAACTTATCCAACAACCATGTTACTTTTTTTGTCCTTACTCTTGTTACATTCAATTTCACATGGTTTGTATAATATCCTGCTCCTTCATCCAATTCAATCTCAAAACTGTTTTGGTCTTTCGGTAAATTTGTAAACATGAAATTTGAAATGGCAAGTTGTTCTTTCTTCCTCACCTCTTCATAGTATTTATCAAACTGTTTCTTTTCCTGTTGTGCATCATATAACTTTCTTACGCTGTCCTTAATCAGCAACATTGTTTTCTGCAAATCTTTCATTGATAAGCACCTTGCCTTTCTCTGTTCTCTGTTCTTTCAGATACATTGCAATGTCCTTCGGGTAGGAACAATTCTTCGCACTTCCCTTAATATAAAGTAATTCATCAAAGGAAAGTTCTTTCTCCGTTCCTAACAGAGTAACGATTCTGACAAGTTCTTTCTTTCTATTGATTCCCACAACCTTCGCTGTTCTTAACTTCTTGTAAATCTGTCCATTTCTCGCTTCTACATAATGGACAAACACAACATAACTGCCTACCTTTAACTCGTTGTCATAGATTTCCTGTTTCTTTCTGTTTCCATACTTCTGCTCGATTTCTTCCAGTGTTTTTGCATACACAATGTAACCATCTTCTTTTGTTTCAACCTTTGGTGTGTTCTCACAAGGAGCATGTTCACACTCTACACAAGTCTCCACTTTCTCACATTCTGCATCACCCCATGCTTCGTCACCTTCGGGGTCTACCAAAATTTCCTGTCCTGCTTCATCAATGTCAGCCTGTTCTGCATCCAACTTTGTAAGTCTCTCGATTAACTCTTGTTTTGTGAACTTATGTCCTTTACTCTCCAACGTAAGCCCACGCTTTCTGCTCTCTTCTCTTAACTCCTTCACTGTCATTTCTTCAAATGTTTTGTTCATTGTTTGTTCTCCTTTTCTGTTTGATTGAATTTATTTACTTTATACTTTTATTATACTACCGACACGATACAGTGTCAATCGTTAAATTCCAAAAAATGCAAGAAATATTCTCAATAAAAATGGGAACATAATTACCCCACACGCACCGAGAAACATTTCAAATTCTTCTAATGTTATACCCCATTCTTGCCAAAATCTTCGCAACTTCCCTTTCAATCTTCTTTTCTGTAATGCTTTCATTGTTCTGTTCTCCCTTTCTAATCTAATTCTATCGTATCATAGAGTGCTGAACTTGTCAGCACCCTTTTGTTTTTGTCCTACCATGCAAACATATCTACATAACTGTTTCTGAATGTTGATGTTTCGCCATCTTCAAAATATAACACAAGGTATTCGTGCATATCATCTACGCAACTTCCATCTGTATCTTTTTCGATTTCTTTTGCCTGTTCCCCTGTAACCACTTCAAACCCGATTACATTTTCATATTCCACAACTTTCTGGTTCTCAAACACTTCTTCGCTTGCTGTGTACTTACACTCACTGTAAATGTTTAACTCAACGTGCTTCTTGTTCATAAATTTGTTCATCATAATTTTGTTCTCCTTCACTTGTTTGTTTTCTCTCTTGGGAACTCGCTTCCCTTAACTTGATTCTATCTTACCATACTTTTGTATGTTCGTCAATACGTTTTTGTAACTTTTAAAATATTTTTATAAAACAAAAGCACACCAAAAGGTGTGCTATGTTCTAATATTCAAAACCAATTCTTCTTGTTCTTCTTACTTCTTCCCCATCATACTGTGGGTATGCAGGAATTTGTCTGTAATTGTTCTTTGTTGTAAATCTGTCATTGTATTTTTTCTTGTACTTTTCATGGTACTTATCTTGTACACTCTGAATCGCATTTACATCATACCCTGTTCCGTTTAAACTCTCATACAGTCGCATAATTTTCTTGATTTCCTTTTCTACATCAAGCACAAATTCTTTCAGAAATTCATAATCAGAATGTTCTCCCATCTGTAACAATTTGTTACAAAGTTCTTTGAACAATTCTTTTGTTTCTGTTTCCCATTCATAATAAGTTTTCAGTGCCATTTTTGTGTACTTTGGAATTACACTGTCATCAATATCATGTGTTGTGTGTCTTTCCCATTCCTTTGGTATGATATTCATTCCTGTGCAACCAACGGTAGGAAGAATTTTGTGGTGAATATCAATATATCGTTTGTGTATCTTTCTTTTCTCTGAACACTCTTTCATGTACTGATATTCACACATTCGTTTAAATCCCTGTAAACCGAGGAAGCAAAAATAATCAGCCAACTGTTCATGGAAATTCAAAGCCTTGCACATTCTTTCATCAAGTTTCAAATAAATATCTTCCACCATTCTTGTTCTTTCACTATTGTTTGTTTTAATGTTTCCAATGTTCATGCTTCCCTGCATAGAATCTGTTCCCATTCTCATGTCCATCATGTTCCTTGTTCTTCTGTCATAATCTTCCCTATTATTGTCATTCCTTCCGTTTTGTTCCTGCATATCATATTCATTCATTTTATTTGCCCTCCTTCAACAATTCCAATATGTTGTCTATTTTGTTGTCCTGTTCTTCCAGATGTTCATGTACATTTTTTAACATGCACTTCATCATGTCCTGTAAATCACTTTGAGTTATATTCTCATCATAATTTGCTAACCCTATCAGAAACCCTACAACCGTCATAGCATCAAATATATTGGATTTTCTATTATCCACCATATAAACACCACTAAACAGTAGGAACTGGATTTGCAGGGATTATAGGAAAGTTAAATCCTGTTTTGCAAAACTCACACCCAGAACCAACAAAAGTTGCCGTATCTGTTGCTACGTTTGTATGATACACCCTCCTACTACGAATCTGGTCTGCATGGATATTGTTTCCTGTTTTTGTTCTTAACGGATACTGTGTTGTATCTGTTCCAATCGTAACCGCAACTGTCTGTGCTGACGTTACATCTGGAATTGCCTGTGCAACACAAATACAAACTTTTTCTTTGTTACTATATGTTCTCTGCGGAATGTTTAAAACCAAAACAGAACCTACAAGTGTTACGCTGTTTGTCCTTACAAAATGTTCACAACCTCCGCAACCAAAACCATTGTTATTATATAAACTGCATGGCATATTTTCTACCTCCTTTACTAAAACAAAAGGGCGGTACTATGACCGCCCAAACTTATCACGCAAAAGCGGACTAACAATTACAACCACAAGAATTTCCATATCCACTGTAGCCAACTCCTAATGGATTTCCGTAACAACAATTTGGATTCGGAACAACATAAGCAGGTACAGGACAATCATTTCCAGTACGTCTGATAATCTCTGCTGTATTTGCATCCATAGCCGCCCTAAGAACTGCGTTCTGGTCTGCCTGTGAAGCCGCAAGTCTAAGATTCTGGTTCTCTGCCTGTAATGTAGAAATTTTGTCCTGACACAAGTAATCAAGAATTGCTCTTGTTCCTGCGTTCTGGTTGTCAATAATATCCCTTGTGTTGTTATTCATTGTGTTCTGTAAATCACAAGCATTTTTTGCCACGTTGTAATTTACACCCTGTATTGCTTCTCTTGTTTCACAACAACAATTTGCTAACTGGCTTGACAAATTGCAGAAACCTCTTTCCACTCCATTAAATCCATTCATCATGCCAACTGTTGTGTTCTGAAATCCATTTGTAATTGCATTATTCAGTGCATAGGTACTGTCGCAGATTCCCTGCTGAATTGCATTGATTCCACTCTGGAGATTGTTCAACGCAAATCCTTCATTTACATCTGCCCTTGTTGCCCATCCTTGAAAACCTGCACCCTGTGTTCCTCCACCGCTGTTTCCAAAACCATTGCCCCAGCCATTGTTTCCCCATGCTAACAGGAAAAACAAGAAGAATATCCAATAACCACCGTCACCAAACATTCCATTGCCATAACCATTGCCATCCCTCTGCAATGCTAGAGCGTCAGCTACACTTAAACCGCTTCCGTCCATACCCATAGTATGTACCTCCTTTAAATTATTTTATTTATATAAACCATTATCGGTTTATACCATGATTGTTTTGTTTTCCCATCATTCCAGAAAACTGTTGCTCAAACTGTGCATACGCTTCGTCAATATTGATTCCCCTTTGTTTGCACAAGTTACTTGCAATCTGTTTCAATTCTTCTTCTGATTTTCCATGTGCCATCTGTTGCGCTCTCTGAAACAATGGGTTACTTTTTAACATTTGGTTTACCATCTGTTGCATCATAAGGCATAACCTCCTTCAATCCTTCAATCTGTCTGTTTAAATCTCCAACGATTCTTTCAAAATCTTCTCGTAATACATACTGTTGTGTTTTGTTTCCATTCTCTCGTTTTGTTTCACCTTGTTTCTGTTCCTGTAATACATAGGTTTTCAACTCAGCAGAACCATCCAATAGTATCTGTTTTGTGTAGATACAATTGTTTGCAATATCTGTGAAAACAAACAAACTACCATCTAGGTCTATCATACTCGCTTTTGCTTCATCATAACTTGATACTGGTCTACCTTTTAAAATCTGCATTGTTCCCATCTGCTGATTGTTCTGCATCTGATAATTGTTTGGCTGATATGTTCCAACACCATTGTACTGTTGTTCCATCTGGTTCAGCCTGTTCTGTGCTAACTGCTGTTGGTATGGTGACATTCCATAGCCTGTATTATAATTCCCATACATTCTCGTTTTCCTCCTTCTGATTTTCTGGTACTTCCTTGCTTGTTATGATTCTATTATATATTAGGTAAAACTTATGAAATATAAGAAAAGTATACATTAAGTGTCTCTAAAGAATTGCAACAAAAAAGGAGCGTTTTCACGCTCCCAATTCTTAAAACATTTTGCCAATCTTCATCAGCATTTTACTGTGTTTCTTTTTCACTGTTATTTCTGACATTCCTAACTCGTCTGCGATAAATGCCATCGTTTTCTGTTCCTTGTAATGCAACCACAATATTTTCTTTTCTTCCTCCGACAACATCGTTTGTTCTATCAGACTTTCAAAATCTTTCACAGAACTAATCTGTTTCAATTTCTTTCTTGTTTTCGCATTATGTTTGTCCATGTGAACCACTTCCCATAAACTTACCACAAATCGGACATTTGTTTGGATTTCCACCAGACTTGTTTCTGGACTTCCCGACCTTTGCTGTTGTCGTTGTCCGAACCTTTGTGACCTTTACTTTTGCTTTAGAAGGCATTTTTCTCTACCTCCTTTCTACTGTTCATTGTGTGTTGCGCTATCATTATATTGATTTCCATGTACGTCATTGTACTCTGCATTAGCATTTTCTCCTTCCGTACTCAAATCAACATCTTGTGTTGTTTGTTCTGTCGTAACATAATCAAACTGGCTTTCATACCAGACAAAACCACAATAACCAATCACTGCTTCAAGGAACATAAGCACAATCAGCACAATTATGATTTTGTCTTTCATCCTGTTAGAACGACTATATTCTTTCTGTGTATCTAACAGGAGATTTTCAAATTCTCCTTGCATACGTTTTATACCATCCTTTTTGTTTATATAAACTTCTGAACTATTATTCCCAATTCTCTTGTTTACCCTGCATAGATAGGATTATGTGTGAAATCTACGGTATTATTTAGCCCTGCAATCAATCATTACAAATAAGAGATGTGCAGGTATGAAGCCACTACCATATGCCCATATAGATACGCTTCCATCATCTTTTACTTGCTCTGCTGATACATTAATTACATTATTGACCGCAGTGCCGTCTTGGTACTTCAAAGAAACAATTGGAACTGAACCAGCGAATTGCTTTCCGACATTAATCGTAGCGTGCATCCAAGTCTCGCTATAATATTTCAATAACACTTCTGTACGATACATTTTATCTGTAATCTCTGTAGTCTTACTATCTAATTCAGCAACCACAAGCGCATCAACATAATATCCCTGTTCAGCATTTGATTTTACCTCATCCAATGTTTTTAATGTTTTTCCAACAATACTATCATATAGGCTATTAATTGCGTTTACAATAGAATCTTTTACTATTGTTTTTAGATTGTTCAACAATCCTATCTGCTTCTGTAAATTTCCTGCCGCATCCGTAGATAATTGGTCTTTAATCTCATTAAACCATGTTTTGAATGCCTCATCATATTGCCTAAACAACTCGGTTGTATCTATCTGGTCTACCACACCAGTAACAAAACCACAGTAAGTTTTGTCTGGTCGTTTGTCTGTAATGTCCTCTGCGTTCAACTTTGACGCATTTGGTTGTACTATAACTGTCGATAAAACTAAATCATGCTGTGTGTTGTTGTTTACAGGCATATCACTTATTACTTCTTCTTTCAGAATGATACTAACCTTTCGTTCTGTTTTGTCCAGAGTACAACAAATAACATCTTTGATTGCATAAGACTTTGTATTTGCAGAGATTGTAACCTCCATATCTTCTGTGAGTTCATACCAATACCCGTCTATGTATGCCTTTCCTTTCCGAACAACTACAACAAACGGTTTGTCTGGTGAATTATTAAACACAACTTTCAATTGGTTTGTTGGGTTCACATACACGCCATTAGAAACAAAATTTGCAAAATACTCTGCGAACTGTTCTGCATCATACTCCCTGTCGTATATCCCTTCTTCTGTTTCCCTTGCATTAAAAAATCCGCTTTTCTCTGCCATTGTTATATCACTCCTTTTCTTCTCAATTTCTCATTCATCTGTATACTACGATAACCGAATGTAATGTCAAGGATTTCTCTTGAACCCTCCACAGACTTTGTTACCTCTGTTATCTGTGCATCCACTGTTATGCCTAACTCGTTGTCTATAATCGTAACAAAATCCCCATTGTGAAAGTCTCTCTGGTACTTGTACTTTTCATTCTCACTTGTTACGGTTGAATCATAGGAAACAAATACTATATGTTCCTTTAGGTATTCGTTCCCCCTTTGTGTGAGCATCTCCTTATATTCTGTGTCTGTATATGTTTTGTTATCTGTTGTTTTCTGCAAATCTCTTGCATCAACAAACAACTCGTCTCTCAACCACCCGATTGCATCCCATTCATTCTCTGTTCCCTTTACTCCATCTTGGTATACTTCAATCCATGTTCTGTTATTTCCTTCTCCTTCTCCTGCAACATACGCAACATTGCAATAATCTTTCATGTCCTTTTCATAGGTAGACCTTGTTAGGTTACTCAATGAATGAGAAAACACAATTGGTTTGTTTCCCATCTGATTGTTTCTCGTTCTGTCCTCTCCTAACAGAATGTTGAAATACCACTTTCTTATGTTCGTGATTGGTGCATTTGCGGCAATCTCATATCGCTCTGTTATTACTGGCTTAATCTCAAACCCCATGCTGTCTGCTTGTAACAATGGCTGTATTGCATCGTATACACTTCCACCTGTCCATTGTCCATTGTTTATCATTGTCATTTCACTAAGCCTGTCGCCTTGTATGTAGAACTCAAAATTGATGTAGCGCTTATCCCCTATCGAACCAACGCACATATTGTTTTCTACCAATTGTTTCACCACTTCTGCTGTTCTTCCACTGTATATCTGCTGTTTGTACACAACACTTGTTTGCAGTTTGTATTTTATCATCCTTCCTGTTATCTCTAGTGTCTGTTCAAACTCGCTATCGCTGTCCTTTACTACCTTGTCAATTCTTCCCATTGTTGTTCTGTCAAATGCAACAAAAAACACCTCTTTTTCATCCAACAGATATAGGTTTTCATCACACAAGATAGCATTTATTTTAAACTCCCCAACACCATTAAACTTGTCTGTATACTGCATAAACGTGTACTTTCTTAATATGTCAATTCGTTCAAAATACTTGTTAAATACTGTAATTACTCCCATGTTATCACATTCCTTTCAGATTGAGGAATAATTCATCCATATCAATTGTTAAGTTCACAAAAACATCACTGCCCTGTTCAACAGAATATCCATACAAATTGCTCCCCTGTTTGAACTGGAAAAATGTACTTCCCTCAATCACATCAGCAAGTACATTTTCATCCTTCGGTTTTCCTGTTGACAGGTAATTGACATGGCGATGTATAACATTCTCTTCCCCAATCTTTGTGTTTATCAACAGGTAATCTCCTTCTTGTAATGTTAATCTTATCATAAACTGTTCCTGTGTGTCAACATTAAATATGGTTGGATTTTGTACTGTTCCTCCAACCGCTTCTAATTTGATGATTCCACCAATGTCACAATCTCCATCGTTAATAACATTGATAATCTTCTGGTTAGACACAACACCCATAATGTTCCCTGTTTCCTTCAAAATCCATGGAAAACGGAACTTAGGTTGAACCTGTGCCAATACGGTCTGCTTTCCTTTGTTCAATCGAAACATTGGGGAAAAACAATCAACATCTATTGTGAACATACATAACACCTCATTGTTTTCGCTCCCTTTGTTACTGAACTTTACTGCACTAGACGGTCTGCCCTCTATGAAATATTCACCAACAACAATGCGAATGTCCTGTAACGGATTGATTACTCTGTTCAATTCATACTTTTTTTGTTCTATGTCTTGCAACTGTGCTTCTAAAAATTCGTTCCAACCTCTGCCAAGGAACTCCCTTCCATGTACCCTAGATACAATATACCCTGTAATGGATGGTTGTCTTGTTCCAAGTTCCACCCCAGACAAGGAAACCCCTATCTGGAACGGAACTCTATATGTGCTGAAACTTACGGATGGAACATCCCAATCTATCTCATCCAAAACATATTGTGTAGAACCATCCATTGCAAGACTTAACTGTTTTCCATTTACCTTGTTTATTATCTGCAATTCCTGTATCAATGTTTTGCTCCTCCCTAATAACCAAGTGCTAAGTCTCGTTTTGCTTTCTTCATTTGTCTTGCATATTCATAAGGTGTCGGTTTCGTGTTATAAAAATTAAATGTGTCTCCACCTTTTCCTGTTCCACCTTCATTATACTCTCTGTTCTGTTGTTTTGTCAATACCCTTTCTCCTTCATGTAACTCTGCAACATATCCATTGTACGGAACATAATCTAATCCATTTGCGTGACTTCCATTTACAGACTTTGCGGCTGATTTTGCATCATTCGCACCAGATACAATGTTCTGAAATCCGTCAATAATACCAGATACAAAACTTCCAATCTTTCCTGCAAAATCAGATACCCAACCGAGTATACTTTCTCCAATGCTCTTGATTCCATTCCATAAACTCTGGAATATGTTTCTTCCTGCATTGTACAACTGTCCACCAATCGCCAACACTTTGCTAGGTATCTGACTAATGATTCCCCAAACTTTACTAGGTAGGCTTGTAATAAAACTGATAAAACTGTTCACAAAATTTATTGCTACCGACCTTGCCTGTGAAACCATGTTAGCACCCCATGAAATCACATTGGACAACGTAGAAATGAGCCATGCCCATATTCTACTAGGTAACTGTGAAATCCATGCTATTGCGCCGTTTACAAAGTTTGAAGCCGCCAACACAGCATTGTTATACATCTCAACTCCCCAACTGACAACATTTGTTACAACTCCTGTAAGCCATTCCCAAATTCTGCTAGGCAACTGTGCAAACCATTGTATGATACCTTCTATAATCAGAGGTAACTCTGTTGTTATCCATGTCCACAGATTTGTTGCAAACAAATAGAAATAGCCAATCAATTCTCCGATTGCATACCCTATCATGTATGGTAATTGTTCAAACCACTGCACAATACTATTGATTGCGTTTGGTATTGTTTCATTTACAAATGTACTAAATGCTTCTGGAACTGTTACGGTAAAGAACTCTATGATATTATCAACAAATCCTTGTACCGCTTCAATTGCGCTGTTAAATGCATTTGGTATTGTTTCAGTAAAGAACGAAACAATTGTGTCAATTGCACTGGATAATAATTCTGGTATCTGCCCGAACAAATCAGACAATGTATCGAAAAAGTTCTGGAATCCTTCTGCCGCCTTTTCAAATCCAAGTTTGTTCAGTATTTCTGCTCCAATATCTCCAATCACACCGAGGATGTTACTTCCGAGGTTTGCGAATGTTTCAACGATTCCAGAAACAACCCCTTTTACTCCTTCCCCTAACTGTTCCCAATTTCCTGTAAACAATCCAATGAAAATGTCCATCACAGACAATATCTGGTTGAATACCCCATCTAAAACAATTGCGATTGTGTTAAAAGCACCTTCAAACACAGGAGCAAGAACATCACACAAAGCAAACCAAACTGTTTTAATTACTTCCGTTATGTTCTCAAAATCAAAACCAAGTGCATTGATTCTCTCCACAACTCCATCAAAGAAATTGTTGATAGATTCCTTGATACTGTTCCAGATTCCAACCATGTTGTCTCTGAACTCTTCGTTTGTTTTCCACAACGTAACAAATGCTCCAACTAAAACAGCAACAATCGCTATCACTGCCGCTATCGGTGCTAACATTCCACCAAACCCTGTTGAGATTCCTGCAACAAGTTTTGGGATTCCACCCATCTGTGTAGCAAGTCCAGTATATCCTGCCTTTACCAAATCAATACTTGTTTTAACTGTTGTCATTGTTGTTCCGAACAACTTAAATGCTTTTACTACTGTTGAAACAACTGAAATCACTTTTGCAAGAATCAATAACACTGGACCTATTGCCGCAAGTATCAATCCAAACTTAACAATCTGGTCTTGTTCTTCTTCCGACAAACTGTTGAACTTCTCCACAAGTCCTGTTATCCACTCTGCTAACTTTCTGATATACGGTGTAAGTTTTTCTCCTATCAGAATCCCTGCTGATTCTAACACACCTTTTAATTGTTCTACTGCACCTGCTGTGTTATCCATCATAACAGATGCCATGTCCTCTGCCGCACCATTCGCATTGTTTATCTCGTCTGTTAATTTCTGGAAATCTTCATCCGAAGCATTGACGATTGCCAACAATCCAGACATTCCCTCTTGTCCTGCCAACATAGCCGCATACTGCGCTTTTTGTTCTTCTGTCAATCCTGCAAACTTCTCTCTCAACTCCACCATTGTTTGGCTCAACGGTTTCATTGTTCCATCTGTATTTGTTATACTGATTTTAAGTTCTTCTACTGCGTCCTTCGCTTCTCCAACAGGTTTTGCCAACCTTGTTATGGTAGAACGTAACGCTGTTCCTGCTTGACTTCCCTTGATTCCACTGTTTGCCATCAATCCAATAGCAACCGCTGTGTCCTCTATGCTGTAACCCAACGCCCCTGCTACTGGCGCAACATACTTGAATGTTTCCCCCATCAAACCAACATTTGTGTTTGACTTGGAACTTGCTTGTGCAAGAACACCTGCAAAGTGCGCTGAATCACTTGCCTGTAAACCAAACGCTGTTAGTGCGTCTGTAACAATATCAGATGTTGTTGCTAAATCCTCACCAGATGCCGCCGCTAAGTCCATGATTCCTGCAATACCATCCATCATTTGTGACGCATCCCAACCAGCCATAGCCATGTACTTAAATGCGTCTGCTGAATCACTTGCAGAGAACTTTGTTTTAGCACCCATCTCAATTGCTTTGTCTCTTAACGCATCAAACTCTGAACCAGTAGCACCAGAAATCGCCTTGACCTCTGACATTCCTGCTTCAAAGTCTGTTGCTGTTTTCACTGCCGCCGCACCAACTCCAACAATCGGTAATGTTACGTTCTTCGATAACAAACCTCCTGTTGTTTTAAAGGCACTCGACAAACCGTTCAACTTTTGTTCTGCTGTTGCTGACTTGTCCCCGAATACCTTTAAATCATTATAAGCGGAAACAAACCCCTTTGAAAACTTTGAGGTATCGAGTTCAAGGTATGCAATAGCAGTTCCCATATTAACTGCCATGTTTACCCTCCATACGCTTTGTAAAAATCTTTGAAATTACTGTAATGTTTTGGTTCTTCCGCTTGTTCTCTCTGTTCTATGTAATAGGGTTTTTCATCGTTCTGCAACCTCGCTAGAATCTCGCAACATGCTTCATTAAAACAAAAAGCAGTATAACTATCCTCTATCCCTAGTATCACACTAGGCAGACAGCCATACTGCTTTGACATAGCGAGGACGCTCTCTATTTTCCTACTCTGTACGAAAGGATTCTAATGCCTTTACCCCCTGCTGTGCATAGTTGAAAATGAACATCATCTGTTCATCCGTCAACTCAATTCCTGCATCTTTGATTTCTGAATATGTAGGTTCTACAAATGTTTCCTGCGCCATCAACTCTAACACATCAAACATTTGTGCCATCATGTTTTCTTCATCGGGGTCAAACCCTGTTCCATCCTGTACAAACAACTCATTTGCACGAACAAGCAATGTGTTTGGTATCTTTCCCTGTTTCACCATTCCAAGAAGGGAAGGTCTTTTCAATCTCGCAACAAAAGGCTGACCTTCTGCAAAGCAAGGAAGTTCTACCAATGTTCCGTTGGAATACTGTTTCAATTCCTCAATTGATGTTACGGTTGCTACTGTTGCTTTTTTCGTTTTTGTTCCTGCCATGTTCTTATTCTCCTTTTACTCTTTGTTCTACTTTGTTTCGATTTCTGTTGTACTCTCACTCTTCGTCAGACCTGTTTCTGCATCCCCACTCACAAGAGCAGTTCCGCTATCCCCTTCACTGTCTGACAACGCCATAACACTTGCGGTATTTACGGAAGAGGAATTAGGAAAAGTCGGTAACGCTTGCACATAACTAATCGTGTAAGGTGCTTCTCCTGTTTTCGGTGCTGAATTGATAACATACTCTGGAAGTCTGAAAACACCATCTTCTGTGTTAATCGTGATTGGCGTTCCTTGACAATTTGGGTATGTAATCTTCTCATACTTCACAATCTGTCCGCTTGCATCATACTCTGCTGAATATGCGTCAAGTTCAAATACCTGTCCTTTCTCTGCACTTCCTGCAACTGGCGGTTTGTAAACAAGTGTGTCTCCTTCTCCTTCGATTGTTCCACCTTGAAAAATCTGAACGAGTTCTGGAATAAACACATTGTCTGTCAATGTAATCTGATGTCCTGTAATTGTTGTCTCTGACGGCTTCTGTGCTAACAATCTGCCGAGTTTTACCAACTTTACAGCATCCGTTGTTTCTGTCTGCGGTTCTACTCCAATTTTGTTCGCTGTGTCAACTGCGATTTCTAACCCATTATCTTCCGTTCCTGTTCTTACAACAACAAGCGAAACATCAATGGTAGGAATCCCGACCGCTTTCTTTTTTGTTCTAGGCATTTGTTTTACCTCCTTACCAATTTTCTATTTTTCTGCACCCTTGATATTGGAAACTTATCATGTGAGCCTTTACAGTATCATCATAGAAACTTGGTGTTTCATTTCCGATGTACATTACAAGGGGGAACACTTCTTTCATTTTTTGTTTTGTTTCCGCAACAAAGGTTTCCAATCTGCTGTATTCATCTTGTGGAACATAACATAACAATGTATAGATTGGTCTTTCACTTGACACTGTTGCTTCTTCAATTGTTCCATCTGACTTTACAACAATGTATTCTTTCAAACACTCCCCCTTATGCTGTGAAGGGAAGAATACATCTGTTTTTCCATCTTTCTTTAGCACATCATAAACTGTTTTTAAAATACTGCTCATGGTTTCATGTACCTCGTTAATTCCTCATACCCTTCTAGCACTTCTTTGGACAAAGCGTTTACTGTTGGCTGTAAGATTGCGAACCTCTTTTCATGGCACAACTCTAAATATACACCATAATCAACGCCATGTCCAATGTGGATTCGTACTTTATTTGCTAACACTTCTACCCAACCTGTCAATCGCTGTCTCGCATGTCCTGTTCTGTCTGTCCAAGGTCTGTGTGTTTTTGCATAGTTCTCAAACTTCTTTGCACCCTCCTGTGCAAACATACGAATTGCAACCTGTGACTTTGTTTCGGCATTTTCCAGATTTGCCAACAACTTTGAAGCATCAATCTTAATTCCTGCCATTTAAAACCAACTCCAATGAAATGTCTGTTACTATGTTATATTCCTGTATGTTGTTCTTCTCCACAACTTTGTATGTGTTTCCATTTATGATTAAAAAATCATCCGTCTGTATCTCTCCTGTGTTCTCATACGCTACCATCAGCATTGGTTGTCCTTTGCTGTGTGTCTTTGTTCCATCCTGTATGTTCTGTGTAATATACCCCTTTGATACATGGAACAACCCTTGAACCTTTACGACTTGTTTTGGTTCTTCTTTCGTAGGTTCTCCATATCCATCTACGCTCTTTCGTAAGAATGTATACTCTGTTCCATGTATCTGTATCTCTCTCAAAACCTTGTGGAGTTCCATCTTCATTCTTGCTTCATTCATTATGTCAGCACCCCACTGTTCGTAGAAACATATCGGGAAGCCAACATCTTGAAATAACTGGAACTGTCCTGCGTAGTCAATCCGCTAACACTCAAACCTGTTGTTTCAGCCTTTATAATCAGACCTTCATAACTCGCTTTGTTCACATCTCCGCCATTGTTGTCTAACAATGCTTGTAGTTCCAAATCTTCAAAATAAGGAATCTGTTTTTCCCTTAAATTGAATTTCAGTTGTTCTAACTTTTTGTTATCATCCAATCTGTTCACTTCCCCTCTGCTTACATCTTTGCTTCTCTGATTGCTTTCTGGATAATCTGTCTCGCCTCACGAACATTTCTTGCACCAGATGTGTCAATGTTATGCTCTTTCGCATACTCTGCTAACTGCTCTTTGTTCATCTCTGAAATCGGAATTGTTTCAACCTCGTGTACTTCTTCCGCTTCTTCCTCAAACTCTCCTGTATCAATCATGTCTGTTTCTGGTTTCGCTTCTTCCTCTCCAACAATCCTGTACCCTTTGTTACGGAACAGTGTTTCATAAGAATGTTTGCTCACCTTCACAACATGCTGTCCTCTTTTTGCTGTTACCATTGCCATGTTACTTTCCTCCCTTACGCAATTACATCCAGAATATAAACTTGGTCTGCTGTTGGGAAGTCTGGCAGACAAATCATAGTTACCTTTGTTTCAACTGTTACTGGGTCTGCTTTCTGAATGGTTGTTACTGCTACACCTGTGTCTGTGATTGTTACATTTGCAACACTTCCTGTCATAAGGTCAGACTCTTCTGGTGTTGTTCCAAACCACGTATTGCCTAACTGTCCAGACGGGAACATAACAAACACATCGTCTGCAACATATCTCTGCGCTGTTCCTGTTTCATCTTTGTAACGCTTGTCATTTACAACAATCTGTAAGCCAAGTTCATCCGCAATGTATTGTTTGATTTTTGCATCAGAGATAAACCCTGCACCATCTGTAAGCACCATGATGGATGCCTTAATCTCATTGTTAATGCGGAAATATCCAAACACTTTGGAAGAGCATGTTGCTCTCTCTGGTGTTACTCCTGTATCATCAACAATCTGCTGGATTCCTTTCCGAATGTCCTCCATAATTGTTGCTGTCGGGTCACTCCATGACTTTGTTACAGTTGTTTTGTGGTTCTCTGGCATCTGGTAATCATACTCATATACCTGTCCGTTTCCTTCCATAACAATTGTTCCTGTCGTAAGTGCCATCATACGCATACGCTCTCTCTGCGCCGCCGCACCCTCTAACAAATCCATTTCGTCATTGAATATTCTGTTTACTACTGCGTCAATGTACGCTTGATTGTTACTCTCGATAACCTTGTTAAGTTCCTGCCTTAACTCTTCATCAATGTACTTTGATTCCTTGAAAAACGGCATCTGTGCGCTTAACTTCTCGAAACCGATTCTCGGACGAGGAATAGCCGCAACATCAAATGCAGACGCTTTCAGAACAACAGGAAGTCCATTTGAACCCTTTAGCCATTTAAGGTCAAGCCCTAACTTCTTGTCGTCTGGAAACAATTCTTCGCCCATGTATGGCTCTCTCTCCTGTGTAAGCAGTTCCCAATACGCAACAATCTCTTCGCTGATAATTAAATCGTAAATACTCATTGTTTTGTTTCCCCTTTCTTTGTTTTAGCAAGCCGCAAACTTAATCATAGGCAATGCCTTTTCTACATCTGCGGTAATCTTCGCCTTTGTTGTACTATCAATCATGTTTGTGTTCACGAAACCAAACAGAAGAATTGCTCCGTTGTTATCATCTACAGTAACATCAACATCATGTAACAAGATTCCCACTGCATTTGAATCCGTTGAAGTTGTAGCCGCTGTGAACGCTGTTCCTCTTGCATCAAGATTTCCAGTAAGTGGCGTTCCTGCTTTTGCAATCTTCTTTGTTCCCTCTGTTACTCCTACACTCTGGTCGACAACGATTCCCATTGAAACTTGGTGTTCTACAGCAAAAAGAATCTGTTTTCCAGAGCCATATGTCTCTTTCTTAATACCTGTGTTATTCAGCATTTGTTTTACCTCCTATTTGAAATAATGGCTTTTCTTTTCCTTCCATCCTGCCAACAGACGTTCAGCCATAGAGCCTTTATGTTCTTCTTTCTTTCCTTCTTCCTCTTCCTTTCCTTTGGACTTTTCAGAAGGTTTTGTTACCCTTGCTCTGGTAACTGTCTTTCCTTTTGTTTTGTTCTTTCCTGCTTCTTCTTCCTCTTCTTCGTCGGACTTGAAATACACCTTTCCAGATGCGCTGTCTTTGATTTCTGCAATTACAGCATTGATGTCCTTTTCCTTTGTTACCTTTGCTTTTGCAACAACAACAAGGTCGTCTACCAACTCTGGTTTTGCTCCTAACTGAACCGCTGATAACTTTGCTTCTGCAAGGATTCTTCCCTCACGTTCTCTTGCAAGTTCCTTTGTTGTCTCTGTCAGAGCATCTTCCTTCTTCTGTAACTCTGTTTTGTTTGCTTCTTCTGTTTCCTTGTGTTTTGTTACAATCCCTTTCAAAGCATCTGCGTCCTCAACTCCGAGGTCTTTCAGAAATCCAGACAACGCTTCACTTTTCACTTTTTCAACATCAACTTTCTGTTCTGCTCCCTGCTTCTGTGTTTCCGTTGTCTGCTGTTGTGTACTCTGCTGTGTCTGCTGATTCTGTGTTCCTTCTGTTCCCTGCTGTCCTTCTGTTCCTGTTCCCTTTACTTCTTCTGCCATGTTCAATTCTCCTTTTCTTCAAAATATTTGCAATACTTTGTCTGCAAGATTTTCATTTCTCTTTCTAACCGTTTTTGTTTCTTCTCAATGTCTTTTAACTTTCTCCTGTATTGGTGTTCATCTCTGATTGTTCCTAACATTGCTGTGTGTCTGCGAATTTGTTTCTTTAAAACCAATGTGGACTGACTACCATAACAAACATCGTACTGTTCTCCACAATGCGGACATTCCAGATACGTTCTAATGATACACTGTCCATCAATCTGTTTTTCCTTCTCCTTCAATATGTTGTCAAATTCCTTATGACATCTATCACAAGTTACTTTCAATTATATCACCAACCTTTGGGAATGTCAACTGTTCAACTACAACTTTTTTATTTTCATCAAATAATTTTTTGCCGCTACACAGTTCATTCAAATCTTCCCTTTTCTTTCGTAAATCCTTCATCCACTTGTCTTTTTTGCGAACATCCTTCGGACTAACTGTTTCGCCCTTCACATTCTTTCTCGCAACCTTGATTGTCAAATCCTTCAACTTTCGGAACATTCCTAATGTCTCTGTGTTATCAATCTGCACCACGTCACGCTCTCCACAACGCTTGCAATCACAATACATGATTTTATAGTATGTTCCTTCTTCATCATACACATCTGCACGAATCAAATTACTAGAATCAATCTCTTTGACCTCTCCACACTTTCTGCAAACTCTCTGGACTTTCACCTGTTTGTTCTCCTTTCTGTTCTCTCTTTCTTTTTCTTTGTTATGCAACAAAATCCAACGCATATCTGTCTATGTCTGGATATGTTCCTATTGGCGCTTGATACCATTGTCCAATCTTTCTCGCTATATCTGTCATACTATCTGGTATCACTGCTTCAAATGTACACATCCCATTCGGATGGTCTAATGGTAGTTGGTCTTTGGGGAACACTCCCACACCCAAACCAAACTGGTCTGTTTCTGCCCTTGCTCTGCATATCTCGCACACCCTTCCATGAAAGTTAGATGTCAGCCACCGATACCCAACAACAAAAGGGTCATTTCTGTTTACATTCTCAAAACTTTGTTGGTACACATGACTTATCAATGTTCTTGCCAAACGTAACGCATTGTAATCAATCTTACCAAAATATACACTGTCTTTTATTTTGTTCCCTGCTTTGTCATATCTCCACGAACGAATTGTTTTAGCAGTTCTTCTAGCACTAGGGTCAACATACTGTTCTAACTCTTTCGCTATCTCAATTGCCGACTTCCCTTGTGCTGTTCCGATGGATATAATCTTGCTCAAATCTTCCTGTGTTCTTTTGTTATATCCCCATATTGCTCCGCTTAATGTCCACCCTTCTTGATATACATTTCCGCTTGTGATGTTTCTGATAATCTGGTCTGGAACATAACTAAACGCATTGTGTATATCTTCATCACGAAAACCACATTGTTTTAGAAATGTTCTTGTATCTTCAACAACTTCATTAGAAACTATCCGCATATCTCGGATGATTCCATTTTGTATGTCACTGTTCAACTGTGCAATCCTATTCTTGATGTCACGCTGTAACAATATCAAATTTTGTTTCTGTAAATTATTGTTTCCTAATTGTCCAACCTTCCTTGTCACATCTTGGCATAACTGTTCATATAACCTTTTGATTTCTTTCTGTTGTGACATGGTGGTTGTTTGTCTGACCTGTTCTGCATTTTTCAAACTGAACTTTTGTTTTGCCATACTTCACCGCCTTGTTTTTATACTTCAATTATACCACATTTGCAAAGAATGTCAACAACTATTCTTCAATTGCTTGTGTTTCTTCCAATGTTTTCTGTGTGTCAATCACTTCCAGATTGTCGTCGACCTTTTCAGATACTCCACGTCTGCTCAATTCTGTCTGTACCTGTGTGTTCATACTCATAGAATCAAACATATTGTTTTCAATTGCTATCTGCATCAACTCTTCATCAATCTGTGCATCTGTCTTAAACTCTGACCGTCTCCACTTCTTAATGTAAGACTTCCTGCTTCGTGCATTTGCCGCAATCTCCGCGAGGTCTGAGTTCTTCTCTTCTTCTTCATCTTCTGCAAGTGCATAATTCTCCATCACTTCAATGTTGTACTGTACTTCATCCAGACTTGTAAGAACATACATGGAAATCACTTCTGCTTTGTTTAACACAGCAAGGTCAATGATTGCTTCTGCAATAAACTCTATCGCAGGTTTCCATGCCTTTAGTTTTTCATCACACCGAACCTGTAACGGATAATATAATGCTTTCAATGCCTTTCCGCTTGTGATTGTTCCTGCCATTGTTTCTTCTGATATGTTTGGCATATCAATTTCATTGTACATGGTTGTTTTCAATCTGTCAAGCGTAACTTTCACTGGTTCTGTATGATTCATACTCGGTGCTAGTGTTCCCACCTGTGGCGAAACATTGTTCTGGTTTTGTTCTGATTTCAAATCCCAATAAGCACCAGCACCAGAACTAAGGTTCTTTGTTGTCTGTGAGTTCATATCCACAGTATAACGGATTGGGTTCATTCCCTTACGCTCACTGTCAATATCTCCATTCCCTAGTCTGCTGTAACCAGATTCATACTCTGTAAGGCTCTCAATCTCCGAAACACCTCTTTTGTCCTCCAATGTTCCATCATTGATAATCACAACCGCAGGAATGTAATCTAACTCAATTTCCTGTTCTGGTATAACCTGTTCCTGTTCTTTTCCAGTTCCATTGTAAAGGATAGAACTCATATAAATTGTTCCGTTCCTTTCCTCATACCTGTTTACAAGATACAACCTCTGCTGTGTTGATTTTGTTTGATTCACATTTTCAAAACTGATAAACTTCGTCAACCTGTCAGAGCCATACTCTGTTTCATAATAGAACTGTAAACTGTTATAGAAATGTGTCTGTATGCCATCCTCTTCGGAAAAATCCACAAGACATGCAACACGCTTCCCGATAAAACAATCTTTTGCACTCTGTAACAATGTCCTTGAAAAGTTGTTCTTTTTGTCCTTCAAAACTTTGTCAATCAATGTCTGGTATTGTTCCACCTGTTTCATCTGTTCTTCATTTGTATCAACAGATTGTATTGTTACATCTGGTGTCTGCGAAAACATGAATCTCGCTTCTTTGTCAATCAATGTTTTCGCAATCTTGAACCGAATGTTTGATGGTTGATAATCTCCACTGCTACCCTCTGTGTAGAACTCTGCACCCTTTTTATAATCCAGATAGTTTTGTTTGATTTCCAACAATTCTTTGGTATACAGATTGTAACCTGTTGTAACCTCATTCTTTAACACAAAATAGGGGAAACTTGCCAACGCCCTTGTTACTTCAACATTGTACTGTTTCTTCTCTGCCAAAGGTTCTCCCTCCTTTCTTTTTCTTTTATTCTAACACAACATTTTTGCCCTGTCAACAAGAAAAGGCGGCTTATTGCCGCCATTCCCTTACACCAATGCTCCGCTTGCATCGAATGTGTATTCTTTTCCACTGATTGTCATTGTTTCATCACAAGCCATAGCACCATCATCTTTTAAGTAATACTTTTTGCCATTTGATGTTGTAAGCCAATGATTCTTTAACATACTTCCGATAGGCTGACAATTGCTGTCTTTGTTATACCAGAACCATTTTGTTTTCTTTGTTTCATCTTTTGCTGTTTCTGTTACCTTTCTCCATCCCATCAACATACTGCCTGTCGGATAGTTCTTGTCTGTTCCTGCTTCTCTGCAATAATAGTCATATTCTCCAACTGTGACAGAACCTTCAACCATTGAACCATGCGGATGTTCTCCATCTGCTTTTGTTCTAAGATAGTACCATTGTCCATTGATGAACTGCCAACCATCTAACATTGCGCCAACTGGTTTGTTCTTTGTCCCTGTCGGATTCAGATAATACCAATGTTTGTCAATGTACTGCCATCCTGTTGCCATCCTGCAATCATCTTTTAACCAATACCAGTTGCCACCATAACTTAACCACTCATTTGCAAGTGCATACCCCTTATCATTGAAATAGTAATAACAATCCAACAGAAGCCACTGTGACTTCGGATAACTTCCGTCTGCTCTCTGATACCACCAACCAACATTGTCAAGCACCCATTTCGCTGTGTTCGTATTGATTCCAAAACATGACAAGACACCCCTCGCAATCGCATCCAGATTACTATTAAAAATTGATACATCTGTTGCATTTGTAATAAAACCAAATTCTACCAATCTGTAATTATATCCCTTTGCCGCCGCCCTTTTCGGGTTTGCAAGGTCGTTTCTTCCAACAATCCTGTTTGCCCTTCCAGGGAACATTGCACCAATAAAACTAGCCAACGCAAGGTCATAAGAATCTGGATTAAGTGAACCTTTAATAACTACGTGTCCACCCCTTGCAGATGCTGATGCACTGTCCATGTGTAACTCAATGATGCACCAATCTTTCGGAATATTCAAAGAACTAATACCCTTGTCCGCATAATAATTTCTGTTCATATCCCCAAGTGTAACATTGTCTCCCCCTAACTGTTTGATTTTACTTGCCAATGCACGAACCCTTTCTGCCTCGGTATATCCATTCCCAACTGCACCAGAATCCCCTGCACCATGTCCTGCAATCACATATAAATGTGCCATTTGTTTTGTTCCTCCTCGTTTTGTTTGTTCTACTCTTCTGCTTCAACTTCTGGTATTCCTGCAACGCTGGTTGCTATGGAAAGAATACTTGCCAAAACAGAAGCAGAAAGTACCATCTTCCAATCTACTGCACCCATAACAGTAGCAGTTCCAACTGTCGCAACAAAAGTCTGTGCCATTGTTTTGACTGCTCTTACTCCTGCTTTCTTCAACCACTCTTTTGTATCAACTGATACTTTGATTACACTGTTCTTAAACACCTTTGTTTCCTCCTTCCATTCCACAATTATGTTTCACTTTTATCATGTCGTCACTCAACTCGTCAATCTTATCCCACTGTCGTTTCTGGCTCTCTCGGACTTTTTCTTTGTACTTATCGAACTCTTTTATATGTTCTTTCAGTTCCTCATCTCTCTCGTCCATCCTTATTGTCATAATATCCAACCTTGAAACAAGTTCAGCCATTGCCTTTGTGTTCGCATTTAAGGGTTTAAACACCACAGCAAACAAACCTATCAATGTTGCGAGTGACAGCACAAGCATCCCTAAGAACTCGATTTCAGACAACTGTTTTGTTCCTCCTTATTCCACTTGCTATTGTTCGTCCTGCCTGTTCTTCTTCGCTCTCTATTACTGGTGGTTCTTTTACACAGGCTAGGAACTCTGGCTCTCTTCCTTCCAGAATCGCTGTTGCCATCTCTAGCCCATTATACAACCCCACCATGTAATCATCTGTTAATTTCTCAAAACTCTGTTTCTGTAAATCTCTGATGTCTTTTACTTGTTTTGTTTTACTTCTCAATGTGTTCATTCTCTCTATGTTCTCCTTCCCACGTTTCACATGAAACATTATCCTGCTTTACTGTTTGTTCTAATCTCCTTCACATCTGCAACAGTATACGTGTCCAACGCATACCACAATGCAGAAAATGTATGTGGGTCAATGTTAAATTCATCATAAATTGCATTGCCCCTCGAATCCCTCTTATATGTAAGGTCTTTCAACTCTCGGATTGTGTTCTTACATCTAGGGGAACAAACTATCTTGTTAAATCGTTTCATCTTCTTTGTGTTCTGTAAACGACTTCCAATGTACTTTTTCGCTCCATACATGTTGTACCCTTGTTGTCTGTAAAACTGAATTGTTTTAGGTTCTGCTGAATCTGCACATATAGGTTTCTCACACCTTCCTGCTCTCTCTGCTACTGCACGAACATCTTGTCTCTGTGAGAATCTATCATCTGTTATCTGATTCATGTACACTTCATCATAAATGTACAGCACTTTGTTTGCATCATCAACACAACAACTGATAAGTGCATTGTAACTCTCTTCAAAACCAAAGTCAAGTCCGAAGAAATGAAATTGTGCAGAAATACTGTTCACCTTCCGTTTGAACTCTCTGCTGTCCTTCGCAACAACAAAATTCGGAAGTACCCTTGTTCCATTCGCTCCAAACCTTCCCCATCTTGCAACAACCCATAATTGTTTATCTGTTCTCTTCAATCCATCCAGACGGCGAATGTATGAAACAGGCAGGAACGGGTTATCATCTGGTAGGCTGTGATGATAATAAACACCATTCTTTTTGTTCACCAATGTTCTACGTCTGTAAAACTCTTCTGGACTTTGTATTGTTCTCTCTCTTCCTTTATCATCTGTATGCACAAAAAAGGTATTATATACCCAATTTTCCTTGCCGACAGGATTTGTTGTTAAGATAAAATGCAACGTCACTTTAGGCTCTCTGATACGCCCTAGCAACTCGGTATATGCTTCATAACGGATTTCGCTACATTCTTCCATCCAAACAATGCTGACACCGTGAATGGACTTGATTTTCTCCGTATTATCCATTCCTCGGAATATGATTCTTGAACCATTCGGAAAACGGATTTCCAAAGGACTAGAAATCGCAACCACTTTGTCCCCTTTTGGTCTGTGATTGTTCCTCACTGCTTCATCTGATAACAACCTCATCTTATCAAGGATTTCTTTAAACAATGCGAAACAAGATTCCTTAATCGTTTCACGCACTTGTCTTACCACCAATGCTGTTCGTTTTTCTTCCAGAAGTTTTAGTATAATCTTCAATGCTACATGGTAACTCTTTCCGCTACCATACCCACCCAATAACAGGTATTGTTCATAGTCCCAATCGGTTAGAAAAGAAGCAAATCTGTTAGACACTTCAATATTTACATCCATGTTCTTTGCTCCTTTGTTTTAATATGCACAAAACAGATAAGTGGCAAATGTACATAATCTGATGTACGCCGAACCTTATCTGTTTTGTCTATCATATTATACCATATTCAATTATTGTTCGTCAAGGTTTATTCAAAAATTTCTTTTAAGAAATCAACAAAGCCTTTCATGTCCTCTTTGCTTACAACATGAACATCTGCCTGACTCTCTTTCTCACATCTATTTAATTTCTCATTCATTCCAGAAATATCAGACATATGGTCTGTGATACAAGCAAGTGCAATCTCTCCATATCTAATCATTTCCACTTCACGCTTGTCTAACTTTAACTGTTCCTTCCTTTCAATTATAACACTGAACAATGTATTGATTCCATTTGCAATACAGCCTTGTGCAATTTCAATCTCTTTCAGATGTTCCAAAATCTGCTCGTTTGTTACTTCATGTTTTGTTTCCTCTGTTCTCATATTCTTTTCTTCCATTTGTTTTACACCCTTTCTTAAATAAATGTTTTGTTTGCTCTTAGGATTTACTCCTAATGGGTCATGTAGGGTTCGAACCTACGACAATTCGCTTATGAGGCGAATGCTCTGACCAACTGAACTAATGACCCTTAGTGGCTTTCGCACTGGCTGTATGTGTTACTCACCACCACAATCTTAGATAATAATGAAATTAATCATGTCGCACAACAAATATGAACATTGTGCGAACTACCCTAACTGGAATCGAACCAATATTACAAGAGTCAAATTCTTGTGTGCTAACCTTTACACTATAGGGCAATGTTGCGAGCAATGTTTCTTTCGCTAGGTGGCTCGCATGTGACATTGCTCGACTTATCACACCTTGTATGATTTTCATTTCGATACTCACATTTCAATTGACTGCATACCCAGTTGTGAGATAGCACTGTGTTTTAATGACTTTAACACCTGTCAAATTATTCATTAAAAGCTATCTTTTAAAGCTTCTTTTTCTGCTTCTTCTGAAATCGGAATAGGCTCAAAATCATCATTTTCACCATTCCAATAATTGAATAATTCTTCAATATATTCATTTAATTGTTCTGCATTACTCATTTTTGTTTCCTCCTTCAATGTTTGTTCTCTATCGACTTTGTAACTTTATTATAAATTATCATCTGTGTTTTGTCAACAATTTATTTTGTTTTATTTTTATACAAAAATGGCAAATATATTTCAGACTACATTACCATTCTCCATAATCTTGTTTTTCTTGATACGCTTGTTTTATTCTATCACAAGAAACATTAAAGTAGTGTTCATTTAATTCGATTCCTACAAACTTTCTGTTCGTGTTTATACAAGCTACACCTGTTGAACCAGAACCCATACAATTATCTAAAACTATTTCTTTTTCATTTGAATATGTTTTTATTAAATACTCTAACAAAGATACTGGTTTTTGCGTAGGATGTATAGCTTTTGTTACACAATCAAATTGTAAAACATCAAAAGGATAATTCGTATATTCACTAATTATAGTCTTTTTGTGTGAAGGTCTTTTCCCTGCCATCGTTCCGAATCTTGTTCCATTTTTATCTACTCTTACTGTCTTTTTTGATTTTAACCCTTGTGGAAAATATTTCATTTTATTTTTGCATCCATTTGCTGTTACTCCTTTTGAAAAAACCATTATTTCTTCATATGATGTCATAGGTCTATTTTTTGCATTAACAAAATTTCCTTTTTTATTTTTGAGCCATATCCATTTATATCTATACAACTTTTCATTTGAATAAATTAATTTATGAGTAAATTGTCCACTTCCAAACAACAATATAGCGCCATTGTTTTTTATTATTCTTTCATATTCTTTCCATAAAAATTCAAAAGGAATAATATTATCCCATTTACAAGCTATTGTTCCATATGGTGGGTCACACAATATCATGTCAATACTTTTATCTGGTATTTGCTTCATTACTTCCAAACAATCGCCATTTATTAATTTGTAATGTCCCTTTTGTCTTACTGTACGATTCTTCTGTGTATCATTCATTTTGCTACCCCCTATTTACTACAATGCTTCAAATTCTTCCTTTGTTAAATCATATCTATGAGCCGCTTCTATTGTTCTTCCTAAATGTCTACTTCTTTCTACATAATAGAATACATCCTTGCCTAATTCTTTCCACACTGCTGTTCCATACAGCTTCTTGCATGTACTCTCAATTGTTACCTTCTCTGCTTTCTGTCCATATCCAACTTTTAATGTTTTCTTCATGTTTTATCTCTCCTTCACTTATTGTTTTGTTTGTTCTCTCTTAACTTGCTTATATAATAATATATTGTTCTATATTAGTCAACAACTAATTTAAACATTTTTCATATTCTTCAACAACTTCTAACTTCTTTAAATCATCAATCTTCCACGGTTCATCATCTTCCCATTTGACCATTGGAAAATCAATATCCAATCCCCTAAGGATTTTATAATTATTATCATCTACCCATATGGCATGGGCAATACGCTTTATTGGTGTAGATACATATACACACAACGTTCCATTATCATCTCTTGCCATATATTTATAATCTTTAATATAGTCCAAAAACGCCATGTCTCTTTTTGATATTTTTGCTTGTTCAATGTATTCTGATTCTGCCCATTCTCTTACTTTTTCTTTACAATTATTAGCATAAAATAAGCATTTATTGCAAAAAGTGCTACCACACGGTTGTATGCGCATACATTCCTTGGTTACTGCAATACTACCACCACTACACGCAATCTCTATTATCTCCTTTGCATATCTCTCTTTGTTCTTCATTTCTTTCATCTCCTTTGCTTGCTCTGTCAATAATTATTTTAAATATTTTTCAGCAAACTCTTCATTGCTCATTGTTTTCATATCATAAACATATTCAATTGCATCTGCACTGTTCATTCCTAAACCCTCTACAAGTTCTCTAACCATTCCTGTTAAATTATTGTTTTTGATAAACTCTTTCTTCATATCTTTGTTCTCCTTCTCTTTTTGTTTTCTATCTATCGGATTGTACTACAGCGGATGGCTATTGAACCAGCACCACCTGTCGTTCTCAACATCATGTTTCCTTTCCTTTGATGATTATATTATAACACAACATAGCAGAAAGTCAACAGTTATTTGTAAATATTTTGTAATAAAATAAAAAAGAACAGAAACAATGTTCTTCCCCTCTCTGCTATATGCCTTTTATTGGTATCTTAATAATCGGATTATAGTCTATATACTTTCTGTTCTTTCTTGACCTTCCTTTGTTTGATGTGTCCAACCTTACAATGTTACTGCCCCACTTCTTACGCAACAACTCAAACTGTTCCTTTTCTCTTTCCATGTTACGGTACATTGCACAACCGCCCTTTTGTTCTGATTGCCTACATACATAATGATATTTGTTCAATCTTAATGCACCTCTGTACAGATTCATGTTCTGTAAGGTCATGTCATAATCTTCTTTTAACGGAAGTCTTTCATCATACCTTAATTCGTTACCCTTCAAGAAACACTGGAACGGACCACCTATATAGGATGTAGTGCTGAATGGGGAATACTGCCGATAGGACATTGTATCACTGTTACAATTCAATCCCCAAAAGCGAAAACCCCAATCATAGCACAATAGAGAATACCTATATATAAAGTCTAGTAATTCATCTGATTTTACTTTGACTTTTTCATATGCGTATGTTCCATCCTCTGACATTTCAAAGTGTTCGATTGCTCGTAAATCATCGTCTATCAATAGAACAATATCTGCACCATGTTCAAACTCTGTGTCAAGAATGTAGTTCCTTACTCTGCACAGATTTCCCTGTACACCTTTCGGACATTTCACAATGTTTTCTGTATGTTTCGGGTTGAAATCCAGATATGCTTCATACTCTTCTGGTGCAACATAAACTTTACAGAAAGGAATGTAACTTAATGTCTCCACCTTATACCGTTTATAAGACGGACAAGCAACAATGATTTCTTTTCCCTTATACTTCATTACCTTGCACCCTTTCTAACGCTTTCTGTCCGTCTAGCACCCTTCCTACTCCTGCTCGCATACCGAATGACTTCTTGTTCCCTTCCTTCTTTGTTGGGTACGCCTTTGCTTTCTCGATTCCAAACAATCCCATAGCATTGAGCCAATCAATCTTGTTATTGAACTTCAACACAATGTAATTGTTCTCTTCGTTCAATATCTCTGTGAATGGTACATCTGGTTCAACTTCTATTGTTTCATCTTCCAATGCATCAATACTAAATCCGAACACTTCCATGTCAATGTCTGATTTTAGAAGTTCACTGATTTCTTCGTTAATCAATGTTTCGTCATAACTTGATTCTGCTGTTTTGTTTTCAATCAATCTCCAAGCCTTGATTTGTTCCTCTGTCATATCATCCAGACAGATTGTAGGCACTTGTGTTAGTCCTGCTTTCTTTGCCGCAAGGATTCTTCCATGACCTTCCACAACATAATCATCTTTGTCAATTGCTACTGCTCTGTGTTCAAAGAATCCAAACTGTTTAATGCTGTTCATAATTCTTTCAACCTGTTCTTTCGGATGTTTCTTTGCATTCTTCTTGTATGGTTTTAACTCTCTAATGTTTCTGTATGTTACCTTGATACCACTTGCTTTTGTTCCCATGTATTCTATGCCCCTTTCTATATTCTTTGTTCTGTCTCTGTTCTAAATGGTATGTTATGTTCTATTGTTTTGTATATACTTTTATTATTCTTTTGTTTTAACTTTTGATTTGTATTGTTCTGGAAGTGGTTGCCAGGCTATAACTCCATTTACTGGGTCATCGTTTACATCTGTCCACATTTCTCCATCCCAGTAAGCAGAGAATGGGTCTATTATATCATTTGTCTGTACAATATAAGAATTTTCCAGATATTTAGGTTTTTTTTGGTAATTCCTCTTCTACTGGAATCCAACCATCATTATTTTATACACTCTTTTTTCATTTTTTCACTCTCCTGTTATGCTTGTTTTAACACAAATAATATCCATACTTCTTTATATGTTCTATCTTTGTATAATGCAACCATTTTGTTTGTTGTTTTTGTACGTTTCCATAACAATTAAAATCTGCTACTATTTTATGGCAATTATATTCATTGCGCTCTCCTATATATGTAATGTTTGTTACATAACATTCTAATAGATTCATTTATTACACCTCATTAGATACATTGTTGGTTTTTCTATTTTATATCCGTTTTTCTCATACGTGTGTATGGCTCTTTTATTATCAGCATTTACCCACAGAACATTACATCCGTATTTTTCATTTAACATCTTTACAATTTCTGTACCATATCCTTTGTTTTGATATTGTGGAAATATGCTGAGTCTTGATAGCATTTTCCCTTTTAATTCTATTTCTGCTTCTCCGATTTTTTCACCATCAATAAATATTTCTAACTCTTGATATAATTCATTTTCTTTTAATTTAATCATTTACTCACCCAGCCTTTGTTCTGTCCTTTCAAGTTTATATAATTTCCTTTCTCTGACTTCCCTTTCGTTTCCTAATAGGTACTTGATTTGTTCTAACAGAAGTTCCACATCTGCAATCTCGTCTGTTATCATATATTCTGCATGGCACATATCTGTCTGGCATGTTTTATCTCCCTGTAAGATTCTCTGATACTTACTTAATGCTTGTATGAGTTCTCCACATTCTTCTGTACACTGTAATAATCTGTTTTCAATCCCGAATTGTTCTGCTTGCTTCCTTGTGTATTTATCTATCTGTATCTGTTTTAATTCTGCATCAGTTTCCATTTGCTTTCACCTCAAACAATGTTATGTTATTCAAATAACAATACTCCATGATGTCTTTGTACTCTTTTGTTCTTTCATTCGGCAGATAGGTATAATATACGCTTTCGTCCCTTCTTCCCTTTACATGGTCAAACATCAATGTTCTGTAAATCTTCACATCTTTGTTTTTCAGCAATGCAATTCCACTACTAATAGAATACATCTTAGGATAGTTTATGGTTTCTTCATACTCATATACAACATATACGGTATGTGTCTGTGATAACCCTTTGATTGGCATATCATATCTGTCTGTAACAGAAATCATGCTAACCACCCTGCACCCTGCTTCAAACTCTGCTTCTAGTTCCTTTTCCAAGTCAACCACATCAAGGTCATATTGTTCCACTTTCTGTTTTATCATGTTCCTGTTCTCCTTCCCTCAACCTTAACCATGCAATCACATTCTGCACTCGTTCATGTGTTAGTGCTTGTTCCTTTGTTATGTTATGCTTCTTTGCATACTTTTTTACATAACTGTCTATGTCCTTCTGTAATTTACTTTTCATGTTCTCCCACCTTTTCTGCAAACATGGAAAACTGTTCATCCTGCACTAACTTGATTCCTGCATATTCTTCTGTAAGTGCTACCATTTCGGACATCTTCACCACACCGCTTGTAAATGCTTCATATAGGCTCATACAATCATCTACAAACTTTGGGATGCGCTTCTTTGCTGACTTCTGCCAATAATCAGACACCAACACATTTGTTGGAATTACCAACATCATTGTTAGTATTTGTTCTGCTAAAGCATTTGTCTTATCCAGAATCACCTGTTTTGCCTTTTGCTGTTCTTCCCTTCTGATTCTTTGTTCTAACTGTTCCAACTCCCTTGCTGTTAAGGTATATGTTTTGTTTTCTTTCTTCTTCTCTCTTTGTTCCCTTCTGATTTCTGCTCTACTCATGTTCTAACTCCTTTTTTATACTTGAATTATATCATGTTCCAATATGTTTGTCAATATGTTCTTGCAAAATAATTCATCTTGTTCTGTATGTTCTGTTATCCACTCCACAGCAGACAACCTTCTGTAACCTTCTATTTTCGATTTTAAGCCGCTTTCTTCTTCAAGGTGAATACTTCTAAGGGTTGGGTTATTATCTTCCAGAATATCCACAGCAGACGCTTTCCTGCCGCTATCCTTCATAGATGTCATTGCCCCAATCTTCATCGTCCTCGCTGTCCTCCATCCAATCTGTATTGTTCTCTGCATCCCATATGTCTTGTTCATCCTGTTCATTCGGTTGATATGTTTCCCCTTTTGCAACAAGATTGATTGTGATATTGCTTGTGACCTTTCCTGTGTTTTCAAACATTTCTAGTTTGTCCATCATGTCTGTAATTTCTCTGATTGCAGAAACATCTCCTGTTAATCCCTTCTGGAACAATGCAACCATTAACAAGGAACGGTTCGTAAGTTCTTCATCTGTGAACCCAAATGAACGCAACACTTGTTTCTTTTTATCGCTGTTTGTTTTCATTTCCAACAATTGACGCATACAATTCTGTAATGCCATGTTTTGTTCCTTCTTCTTCCTTCTTGCTTCAACTCCCATCATTGCTATCCGTTTTCGTTCTTCTGGCGTTCTCTCATTCAGTGGTATTAGATTCTCACTCGCTTCTTTTACCTCTCTACCTTTCCTTCTTCCCATATTCTGTTTTATCCTCCTTTTGTTTTATTATTTGTTCTCTAAATACACAACAAGACAAGGTTGCCCTTGTCTGTTACTGTCTCTATATAATGAATCACGTTGCCGCTTGAATCAATCACAATATTTAGTTTATGAATCAATATGTTTACAAGTTACATGATGTTTCTCGATTACATCAAACGGATATACTTATACATTTTCTTGTACCACGACTAATATATGGCTACCACAGCGGCAACGTGATAATTTATTTTATTGGTAGGCATTTCCATTTAAGGCTACCACTTACTTGTGCCAATCCAAGCACAACTCCTTCTTTTGATTCTATTATAACAGAGTTTGTTTGGATTGTCAACACTTAACTATGATAATTTGCTCTAAATATGGTAGAACGGCTGATGGTGTCCTTCTTCCTGTTTCCCTTTATCCTCTCGTTTTCTTCTTGGAACTTTCTGTATTCCTCACATTCTACATGGCATTTTACTGTCCTTCTCCCACATCCCTTGCATGGCGCACAACTCATATACTATAACCAACCTTTGCTTTTTAAATAGTCCTCTACATCACACAAATAAAGCATTGCTTCTTGTGTTTCTTCTTCCTTTATGCTAATGAACCCATTTTCGTCTCTGTCCGTAAACCTCTGTAATGGAATCGGAAACCCTCTCTCTGTTACATGATTCAGTTTGTACCCTACTTCCCGAATGTACTTTACACATACCACCAGAACGCACGATACTAGCAACATCTTAGGAGTGCTTAAATCCGTCCTAGCAATCACAATCGGTATCAATATCTGTAACACTACCGCAACCTTGTCTAATTCTTCAATTAGTCCGTATTTAAAGGTTGCTAACAATTCCCCGAATGTCTGTGACAACACAATCAATATGCTGTTCCCTCTTCTTCCTCTATTCTTTGTTCTGCTCTTCCTCATTACAATATCTTTCCTTTCAATCCTTCTTTGATTAAGTGTAACTTATCCTTTAACCTTTTTCTGTATGGTGGCACTTTGCACACCTCACACATATATTTGTTTTGCGTCATAAAGAAACTGCCTGTTACTTCTTTACAGATATTACAATTCCGTTCGCATATTTCTTCTTCATCTGCTGTTACATATAACGTCAATCTTACTGTTCTGTTCCAATCGTCTGTTTCAACCTTCTCTGTTCTGTATGTAATATGTTTTGAATTGTTCACAGCAATCACATTTGTAGACAACCATTTGCAACAATTCAAATATGCTTCTTTTGTTGTTTTCCCTTGAAAATCTTTCTCCAATATCTTCTCTGCTATCAACATTGCCTTACCCCTCCATGATTCTTTGTTTTGCTTCTACTGCACTTTTGTCTGCAAGTTCATTTAAGGGGTCGCCCTTGTGTCCTTTGACCTTTATCATTGTTATGTTCATCTTCTTTTCATATACAAGCAAGTACATCTTTTCCCATATATGTTTGTTCTTGATTGGTTTTCCTTCTTTCGTTACCCAACCATTGTTATGCCAGTTCTGTAACCACCCTTTTGTAATAGCGTTCACAACATAAGCACTGTCGCAATATACTGTGACCTGTTTTGCTTTGCTCTTCAAGGCTTTTACTAACGCCATATACACTGCTGTCAGTTCCATCTCATTGTTTGTCGTCTGTTTTTTATTTCCTGTTACCACATTTGTTTTTATTCCATTGCTACATGGAACAACTTCTACATATGCCCAGCCACCCTCTCCGGGGTTTCCACTGCAAGCACCATCTGTATAGAAAATTATTTGTTTCATTGTTCTGTTTTCTCCTTCTTCAAATCCGCATAAATCTTGATAATTGCCTTTGCAACAACTTCCCACAATGTTACACCATTTACATCTCCTATCCACTCACGACTGTCCGTTATATGAATCACTCCCATATGGTAAAACTTAAATTTCTTTTCTTCGCTGTATGTCCATATCTGTTGCAATTTATATGGGTATCGTTCACACAACCCATGCAACACCTGTTCTAATAACTCAATCGGTGCTATCTCTGTTCTTGTGTAATGGTTCTTTTCCAGAATTTTAGCACATGGTTTTACTTTCCAAAGGAACTTGTTTATTAACTCTCTGTTTCCTTCCTTCTTGCAATCTAACATGATTATGTCCTCTGTTTTCAATGTTCAGTCCTCCAATCCATAAAGAAAGGCAGAGAAGCATTGTTCCTACCTCCCTGCCTTTGTTATCATTTCATTATTTTGTTATGTTATGTCAGATTAGATTTCCCAATCATCGTCATCATCCTCTTCATCCTCTGTTTCGGCTTCTGCTTCGTCTGCCTTTTTCAGAAGTTTCACATAAGCATCTGCGGACTGTTTCGGCTTTGTTTTGATTCCTCTGTCGGAACACATCTTGAACAGTTCTTTTGCAGATTTTCCTGCATACGGGTCTGTTTCTTCCTCGTCCTCGTCTCCCCAATCGTCCTCGTCCTCATTTGCTGTTCCATCATTCGCTTTCAGAACTGCGATAAGGGATGCTTTGTCACGCTTCTTGCACTGTGAGGAAATACCTCTGTCACAGCACAGTTTGTACAGTGCTTTAGATGTCATGTTCTCATAATCATCTTCGTCTGCTTCGTCCTCTTCCTCTGCGGCTTTCTTTGACTTCGGCTTCTGTGTTGTCTTTGTTTCCTTCTTTGCTGATTTCTTTGGTGCTTCGTCTTTCTCTTCTACATCTTCCACTTCTGTTTCCACATCATCAATGTCTTTCAGACCTGTTTCCACAACCCTTGCCGTTACCTTCGGGATTGCTTTCAGAATGTCAAGAACATACTCGCTGTTTGTCATTGATACGGTTCTTGTGAACAGTGGGTATCTGCTACCTACCTCTGCGATTTCCTCTACGTTGTTACCCATGATTGCTTCTGCGGCTTCATACGCCATCCAATTTTTTGCCATTTTGTTTTTCTCCTTTTCTTTTTAATTTGATTCTTTGTTTCTCTTGTTTGTTCTTTCCTTCTTCTCTTGCTGTTCTTTGTTTATTTCTTGTAAAAGGAAAGTTCTACGGCTCTTTAAAATCTTTCGTCGTCCTGTACATTATGTCTTGCATATCGCCTACAAGAAACTGTTGGGATTAAACCAACTAATCAAATCGGTGCTTTTCAACTCGATTTCAATGACCTTGTTTCCAGATTCCCGGTTCTTTCTTCCCTTTCCTTTTACAATTATATCTTAACACATCTTGTTCTGTGTGTCAACACGTTTTTGTAACTTTTTTTCTTTTTATTTTTCCCCTTCGCAACATTCACAATCGCAAACGGTAATCAATCCTAACTTGATACAAGCATTGTCAACTGCTTCTTTTAACTGTAACAAGCCCTTTTCGTCCACAATGCCAAGCCCTCCTTTAAGGAACACTTTGATTTCTTTCCCATCTTCTTCTGTTATCAACTGTTCCGCAATGGAATACCCAAGAGGATTGTTGTCTCTGTCAAATGCTTCTGAAATCACAACATTGCGCTGTTCCTTGAACCTCTGTTTTGACAGTTCTTTGTACGTTAATCTTCCCATTCTCCTACACCCCCTTCTTCGCTATAGTCTGGGAGTTCAATGATTGCTTGGAATCGTAACTGAATGTAGTCCTCGTCCACCAAAGCACAAATGTTGTCTAAGTTCACATTGTCTACTAAAGACTTGAATGGAATCGTTGCATTTCCATCTTTGTCAAAGTTCACTGCACCGATTGTGAAGATTCCTAAGCTCATTGGATTTCCTGTTGCTGTTTTTGCATGAACCGTAATGTCATTGTTTAACCCCTGTAACAATTCTACGCTTGTCAGAATTTCATCATATCGGAGTTTGAACTTTAACTGTACGGTTTTATTCTTTCCAATGCTTAACCCTTCAAAGGTTGCAATGCCTTTCTGTTTAAACTTCTTTTCCAACCTGTTTTCTCCTTTCTCTGTTTTTCTCCTTCATTCTTTGTTTGAACTCTTGTTCTTGTTCTGTTCTTTCCTTCTCCCTTTGTTTCATGTAAGCCTTCCGAGCGAGGTAAGACTTTCCTGCGTTCCTACCGCTTACAATCATATTATAACAAGTATCGTCCTCGTTGTCAACACCCAAATCAAAACCAGATTGTAATTGCTCTGAAATATCATCACCTTCCACAAGGCTCTGTATTAGGCTTAAATCCTCTGGTTTTATCATCACCCATACTTCCCCAGTGTTGAGGAATTGTAAAGCGAATACGGGCAATTTATGGGCTACAGCCGCATTCTGTTCTAATATATGAATATCATTTTGTTTAATGCTAATGCTCTGCTTGTCCGTAGATTTCAGCTGGCAGATACATTGTTCATTCTGTCCATCTTCTTTTTCTACACCCAACCCGAACCACTATTTTTAGTTGGTTTAAAACCGAGTCTTTTCATAACTTCTCTTTCATTTTTTCTGTAAAATTTTGTAGTTCTAGCCATAACACATCACCTCACTTTTACATCAAATAATCTAAAACACAAAACCATTCATCATTTATTTCATGTTCCCAAATAAAAACAATTTTTCTTCCTGTGCTTTCTACATATTGTTTTAACATTTTATCTCTTTGTTTTCTTTCTTCTCTATTATGCCAATAATCTCCATTGCATTCTAAAACTGTTTTAAATTCGGGTAAATAAAAATCTAAATAATAATTTCTTCTACCATCATTAATATGTTTTTGTTGTATATATCTTATATTATAATAATCAAGTTGTTCTTTTACTTTTAATTCAATACTTGTTGGTTTTAAACTAAATGAATTAAAAGATTTATGTCCTGCTTCAATCCAATTTGATAATCTTTCTAATTGTTGTGCTTTTGTCAATCCTTCCCATTGTTCTTTCCAAGATTTTCTAAAATTTTCTTCATGTTCTTTTGTTCTATTTGATTGATATTTTGACATTTTTATTCTAGTCTTTATACTTTTTCTTTTTCCCTTCATACCTTTTGAAATATTTTGTTTCCATTCATCAGGCAATTCATGTTTGTGAGCATTTGACATTCTTTCTCTATATTCTTTGTCTTTCCATTTTTCTTTCATTGTTTGTCTTATTTTATCCTTTTGTTCTTGTGTTAGAGGTTTTCTCTTCTTTGTTTGTTTCATACCTTTCTTTCCACTCAAATGTAATCACCTCCACTGTTCTTTGTAGGCTTGAACCCGAGTCGCTTCATAACCTCTGCTTCATTTTTCCGATAAAACTTGGTAGAACGCTTATTCATGTTCTTTTAATCACCATCCTGTTCCCTTAATTTCCTTTCTGTTTCACGTTTTAGATATGTAAGGTAATCTATAACACCATGATGTTCTGCATAGTACCTTTTTCTTGCTTCTGTAAGTTCTCCCTTTCCAAACAAATCTCGGAACTGTGTTTCCTGTTCACTCACTCGAAAAGAATAACTATCAATGCATTCTTTTATGGACACTGCTTTCACCTCTTATCCTTCCATATACCATCATTTACTGTCCAATGTCTGATTGTTCCATCCCACCATTTTGTTATGTATGTACATTTTCCATTTCCACTTGTACGATATACATTATCTTCATAATATTTTCTACATTGCTCTAGAATATTTATTTTATTATTTTTATAATATTTTTTGTTGTTCCATAGTGCATTGTTTGCAATAATATCTCAATCCATCATTAGCACTTTTATCTTTACCAAACTTACTTATTGGTAGTTCCATTTTACATCTACTGCATATCTTTGTTCCTTTTTCAAAATCTGCTTTCACTGTTTCACTATCCTTTCTGCAATTCCTTTTATCATCTGTTTGTCCTTCTGTTTCAACCTATCCCAAAGGTCAAATCCTGTTGTTCCGTCAAAATCATAAAAGCAATAGCCATATTGTGTTGTGTTCTTTATCCACTTTGTTGTATGTTCCTTCTGTATGTTGGTAAGTTGTTTTGCAACTTCATCATACTTCTTATCACTCCATATACTGTTGTCTGCTTCATAATACAGATAACTGTGTATGAGGATAACCCTCTGTAGGAAATTCACCTTTAGTTTGTCTGTCCAATAGACAGGAAATTTATACACCCTGCTTTCCTCCTTCAATCGGTTGTTTGCTTTCATTTACCTTATGACTTTATTATACAGCATTGTGTTCTGTTTGTCAACACGTTTTGTAAAACTTTTTCAATTTGTTTTGTTCCAGATAACAGAACAGGTAGCCCTGTTAGGCTACCCTCTGTAATTCATTCAGTGCTGTTTTATATTTATTGTTCAATGAGTACAATCTGAAATTGTTAATGGTATCTTTCTCCATTCCCTTAAATACTGCGATTGCAAGAATGTTCTTTAATTCAAGTCCTGTTTTCTCTAACTTCGTAACCATTCCAATGCAACGATAAGAGAATGTTGCCCGAATCCCATTTGTTTCTGCTTCTGTTCTGATTGCTTCCACAAAGTCAACAAGTTCTTTGTTTCCTTTTGCAATGTGCATTTCAATGTTTCTGTCGTAACCGAAGTCAATGATTGCGAATCTGTCCAATGTTGCTTGGTCTAATACCAGACGTCCTGTATACATTTCATCTGCACCACTTCCAACTGTGTTTCCTGCCGCAACAACTCGGAAGTTCTTATGTGCTTTGATTTTTCCGTTTGGAAACTCAAAATATCTGTTTGCGATTGCCGCATTGAGTAAAACCAATACTTCTGGAATACTTGCATCCATTTCATCGAGGAAGAAAATCCCTCCATTTTTAAATGCCTTATAGAACTCTGTTTCATGGTACTGTCCACCTGCATCAATGAAACCTGTCAATTTGTATTCCTGCTGAACACTGTTTGTAAAGTAAAACTCTAAACCAAGTTCCCAACTAATCTGTTCCAATGTGTAGTTTTTTCCACTTCCTGCTGGTCCTGCAAGATAAACAGGAATGTCATTTTCTATGCAAGCCTTAATCATATCGAACTTACTGTGTTTTACTTCTTTGTTCCAATCCTCTTTTGGTTCTTCCTTTTTGACTTCCTTCTGTTCCTTCTTAACCTCTGGTATTCTTAACTCTACACTACCATCAACAACTGCTTTGTCTTTCCTTCCAGACTTTCTTAATTCATCTGTTGTTCTGTCCTCTGCTCTGAAATTCTCTGGTTCTTTGTACTGTGTTCCAATTCCCTGTTCATTAAACTTGTACCAATACAAGATACCCTGTATTTCAAAACAATAAACACCTTGTTTCTGTAACTTCCTTATTTCCTTTGTATGTTTTCTAAATGTACGTCTTACTGTGATTATACCAAAATCTGTTTTAATCTCACATACTGCTTTGTTATCAACTTTATTTACTGAAATAATGTTTCTTGTTTTCATACTTAACTCCTTCACTGATTATTTTTGTTTATCTTTATCTTGTATATATATTATATATTATAATTATAAATAAGTCAATATATTTTTGTAAATATTTTAATTTATTTTATATCGTTCTATATCTGTTATTTCTGTTTCAGATAATATGTTTGGTATCAGATATTCACCTTTGTTTAGTGTTTTTCTTAAAAGATAATCATCACATACCCTTCCATAACCATATTCAAAGCCATAATAAGAACACTCTTCGCTACGTTCCCAAACTGCGAATATAATTCTGCGTAACATACTAGGGTGTACTAATGGAAATGCTGTTTGTTTGATGTTTAACTTCTGTGAAGATGTTTTAATGCGAACTTTTGTTACAACTGTATTTCGTTTAACTGAGCCAAATATTACGTTGAGGTTTACTCGATAGCCTTGCTTTTCCAGACGATTCACAAGTTGTAATACCTTCACGCTTTCTGTTCTAATTGTTTCAGCAGATTCCATAGCCATGTAAGAACAACTTTTGTTAATTGTAATTACTTTGTTTTTCTGTGCAACTGATTTCTTGTTAATCATGTTTGTAGGAATCCCTTGTAAATATCTTGGTACGGAACACTGATACCCTGCTACATCATAGACTGTTTTCTGTTTCACATTTACTCCTGTATTCTTTGCTTCTACTCTGCCCTTAATTTCCTTTGTACCATGTTCCCACCCATGCAACAAAAGGTCTTTCGCTTCTTCAAAATTCGCCGTTTCTGTAAAACTCTTGTCTCCGCTGATACTGCCTGGTCCACCTATCTTGTTTTTAAAATTCGGATAAACCTCTTCTGTCTCTATGAAATGCACCAACTCTGTGATGTTCTGAAAATCTGTTACATAAATTCCTTCATTTGTTCTATATTTTCTCATGTTTTTATCTCCTTCTCGTTTTGTTCTCCCTTTCTTTGTTTGGTTGTTTTCTTCATTTCTTGATTATATAATAACATATGTTTAAAACAATGTCAACTGTTTTGTTTGAATTTTTTGCAATAAAATTAGGGCATGATTGTTCACACCCTAAAATCGTTCTTCTTTCAGTTTTTGTTTTGACTTTGGTAGATACCCATATAAGGCAATGCAGTAAGAATCTGCTAAGTCGTCATTGATTTCACATGGTACTTTTTTCTTCACCTTTTTGCCACCCTCTAGGACTTCCATTTTGACGTCTATAATGCCCTTTTTGCCCCTGCCCTTATATTCCTTCACTATATACTTTAAAAGCCCCCTATCCCTCAAATAACAGATTGTACGGTACTTCTCTGGATTGATTCCATATTTGTTGTATAATGGTTTGCTACTTCCTACAATCTGAGACTTCCATGAACGTGTATCAACACTATATACAGGGATATCTAGTGGTCTGCAAACATCTATAATTGTTGCTATTAACGCCCCTGTTGATTTGATATAGGCTTCTGATAAAAATCCTTGTGATGTTAAACGAATACGTTCTGTAATGACTGTTATATTCCCTTCATCTTCAAACTCTAAAATTAATTCACTTAATATATTGTCTATCAAATTGCGTTTGTCTGTGTTTGTTTCACAATCCTTGAATTCCAGACTGAACATTTCAACAATTTGTTTATCTTTCAATACTGTAATTCCTGTTCTTGTATATGATTGGTCAATTCCTATTACGATTTTAGACATCATATCCTCCTATTCCACGCTTCCATCACTGTACTTTTCTTTTGTGCATACCCTTGATTAATTTGTGCAATACAATTAAGACAAATGCATCCATATCTAATCCCAGCTACGTGCTTATATTTAAAATAATACACATTGTTGCTACCACAAAAAGGACAAGGCTTTAATTTAAAATCCCCACGTGGTTTTATAAATTCAATTGGAACTATTGTTTTATCAATATCATTTATTTTATCATTTCTATGATTAAATAATGTTTTTCCCATTTTTCTCAACATATTTTCTTCTCCTTTTCTTTGCCACCCTTTTGCTTGCTTCAAACTGTGTTTCATTCTGTGGTACAATCTTCACATTTGTTTTCAAAATTCCTGTCTGTGTCCTTAAACAATCACAACTAACTGTTCTATACTTTTGTTCTGCTCTTCCATATAGTAGTGGTTTCCCATTTACTTTTCCACAATATAAATATGTTTCGCTCTTGTCTATAAATAAACTTTTAATAATGAATTTTGTTCCAACTTCTAGTTTGCACCAATCACTACAACCCATTGTTTTTAATTCATTATCTGAATGCATCCATCCTACTACATGTTGCCTTGGTGTTCTTAAACATTCATAAGTATAACAATTCGGTTCTTCTGTTTTCCTTATTTAAAAACACACAACTTGCACAACAATATTTTAATTTCTTAGCCATTGCAAACACCCCTCCTTTGTTGTGAATACTGGATAACGATTCGGTTTGCTTCTATACCCTGTATCTATGTTAGCATTTTTAAACATAAAAGAAGAAACCCAATGTTTTATTTCTTTGTCTCCTGCTTTTGTTACAACCTTAATTGGTTCACAACTATATATTATTTCTTTCTCATATATTGTTGCTTTTGCTACCCTGCATTTTACAACAATATTGTCTTTGTATCCCTCCCTTTTTGAAGCAAACACTAGGAACAATTCAGTTCCTATGTCTACTAAGAGGTAAACCTTTTTCATATCCTCTTGTTCTCCCTTCTGTAAGTTCACATTTTCCATACATGGTGCAGATTCTGCAATCTTTGTCTGCTCTTGTTCTTCCATACTTGCATTTGTTTGTTCTTCTCGTTTTGTTATACATTCTTTTCCCTCACATTCCATGCAATCCAGATAGGTCACATACAATCCCATTGGTCTGCAATATTTACTCATACTGTTTTCTCCTGTTCTATCTATATAATAACATAAGGGTTGCACAAAGTCAACCCCTAAATGTAAATTATTCCAATCTTTCTTTTTTCTTTCCGTAGCATACTTCACGCATCGGACATTGTTCTGCCATCTTACAATGATACCCTGCGCACTTTTCATGTCTCTGCACAAGTTTCCCTTTTGTTTCAAGTCTGTGTTTGTAATACTGTACTTTCTCCAATCTTGCTATGTATGGTTCAACCTCTTTGTAGTTGAACTTATACAAATATACTTTTATTTCTTGCGTGTTCTTATCCTCACACAAAACAAAACCATCATGGATGTCTGTTAAATACATATACAACTGTAACTGCTTCCTTCCAGATACATGATATTTCTGTTTTTTAAACTGGAACGTGTTTACTGACTTTATTTCTCCAACCATTTCTACGCCGTCTATATCACAAATAATGTCTGGCGTATAGGAAAGGTCAAATTCTTCATTGAATCTGCTATAATCACAATCTAACGGTTCTGCATATCCTCCACGAATAAACAAGCGTTGCCACTTTTCATGGATTGCATCACCCTCTGAAAATATCCGCTTCAACCCAACTGGTACTTGTTCTCCCTGTGCCTGTTTGTAAAACAAACTCAACACTTGCTGTCTGTAACAAAACTTATCATCGGAAACAATAATGGCACTTGCATGAAGTCCTTTCCTTTCTGCTGTTTCCTGTCCTCTTGTCATTACCGATTTTAAGAACTGCAATTCATTCTTGATGTCCTTATCCAGATAATGCAATGCGTTCAACTTATGTTCCAATTCTGCTTCTTGACTGCTTTGTATCTTTGTTCGATTCCCTTCTGCTTCTCGTTTGATTTCGTCCATCAATCCCATTTGTTTTGTTCTCCTTCTTTTCTCTATGATACCACATGGACAGAAATAATGCAAGCACTTTTGTAGCCTGTTATAGTACAGAACGTTTTCACTGCATCCAATCTTGTTTTAGCATACAAGAAAAACTTTTGTTCTGCACTATCACCATCAAAATATGTTCTACTAAAACAAATACAATAGAATCGCATTAACCCTGTAGCATTTCCTTGTATTTCTGTTTATGTTCTGCCATGATTTCTTTTCTTACATCTTCAAGGTCTGCAAAATCTACAAACCCTCTGTCATAAAACAATGGTATCTCACACTCGCCCTTTGGATTGCATACCTTTGATTTTACAACTTTACATTTCATAATCATTCCAATTGTTTCCTTGCTTGCACTATTATAGGGGTTATGGTTTGGTATGTCAATATATCCCTTTCGTGCTACCTGTATTCTAAGGCTTGCACTATGTTTTAACTTGTGACCGCCGGGTGTTTGTATGTTATCTCCAAAAGGTAGTGCATTCATTTTGTCCCTAATCTGGTTTATAAACACAACAGTTGTTCCTGTCTGTTCTATCACATCTTCCAGAGTTGGTAAATATTTATCCATAAGCCTTGCAACACCACCTATTCGCATTTCCTGTTCACTATCTGTGTTCACTGCTTTTCTGATTTTGTCAATATCATCTTTCGGTTGCATAGAAGGAACACTGTCTATCACAATCATTGGTATACCTTCTTCTGCAAAACGGATTGCTCTGTTAAAAGCCTTTTCTCCATATCTCGCTCTATACACCAACATTTGTTTTGGTCTGTTCCCGAATAGCTTTGCACGTTCTGCATCAAACGTACCCTCAATCGGTATATCAAGGCACATTTCATGTTGAGCGCAGAACTGATATGCAAGCGTTGTTTTTCCTGCTGATTCTGCCCCGAATATTTCTATTGTTCTTCCTTTTGGGATTCCTCCACCTATGATTGCATCAAGGTCTGGAAGTCCTGTACTCCACCGAGGAATGTTTAACACTCCATTTTTATTCCCCAGACTATAGACAATCCCATCGCCTTCCTTCTTTGAAATCTCGGAACATAATTTCATTATCGCTTCTTTGTTCATTCCATTTTTAGTAGCCATTGTTTTGTTTCACCACCTATGCTAAATAATATCCCTTTTCTTGTATCATCTTGTAATCTTCTTCCAGAAGTAAAATATGTTCTTGTTTCCTCACATTCCCATAGCAGTTAATATCACAGGTCAACTCATACATCTTTACCCCTTGATAATCTGTTTCATGTTCCCTTGTGATGTTTGTTACATAATGTTCCAATAAGTTCATGTTCTGTTACCTCCCTAACAAACTGCTGTTATACTTTACCACCCTAGAAAGGTATCTGCGCTTGTTAAACTCTAACGCACCTTGTTCTTTTAAAATGCTAATCACTCTCGTTGTTACTGTTCTTCCTTTACATCTGTCGTAGAAATCATCATAATCTCTAAACACACCATGCTCACGCCGTTCAGCTTCAATTGCTTGCGCCGCTTTCTCTCCTACCCCTTTAATAATACTAAGTCCTTGCTGAATTACATTTTCTCCGTCCATCATACGCATAGACGTTTCCGCTGTGTAATTCACATGAGGTAACATTACAACAGCATTGTCCTTTACTGCAAACTGTGAGTACTTGTGTAAATCTGCGTCATTCCCTGCATACTTCATTTTTACATACCAGAACTCAGCAGGAAAATGTATCTTGTACCACATCTGGTCTACACTGATAATTGTGTAACCTGTACTATGTCCTTTGTTGAAACCATAGATAAGCATACTTGCCCAGATTTCCTCTGTTTGTTCTTTTGTCAATCCCTCACTTCTGCACCCTTTAAAAAAATCCTTTTTCATCTGTTTAATAATTGGTATGTACTCTGGTTTGTTCTGATTCTCTGCCTTCTTCATAATCTTTAACAAATCAAAACTTTGTTGTGGTGTCAGATGTCCTAACTTCTGTGCAACTTCAACGGTCTGTTCTTGATATAACATTGTTCCATATGTTTCTTTCGTATACTTATAATACGGTGTACTTCTGTCTACATTTCCAGACAATTTGTTATATGCATATGTTTCGTGCATCTTTAATTGTAATGGTGCTGGTCTATTCAGCGCATTAACCGCAATCACATCTTCAATACAATCACACTGTATCATATTCAGAATCTTTTTTGGTGCTGATTTTTCC